GGCTTGCCGTATCCATTCATCCATGCCAGCACGTTCGCCTGCAGATGCACCGTCACTGTTGCCTGTGTACGGCTTAGACCCAATGACTTTAGGGTTGGCTGGCAGTATTGCCATCAGCAGGCTTTCGTTTTAATCCGTTAGCAGCAACTAGACCAGACAACGTGCCAGTCATAAACACTGTAAGCGTTGACAGCAGATCAATAAATTGTGCATCATTTGGTGATTGCTCTAGCGGCTGTGTCACAAATAGCAGGCCGTAAACAAAACCTATAACGGTAAGTGCAAAGGTGACTGCGATTGTGCAGCCAACAAAGACGATCATGCGCGCGTGTAAGTGTTCTATTTCTGCAGGTTGTTTAGTCATTGGCTACTCTTTCGCATTGTTGAATAGTCGAGCAACGTGTCAGAGCGGTGTTTCGTACTTTGAGTGGGGCGTTGGTTCGTGTTGTTTCGCAGGCGGTCAGGACAAATGCGAGCACGACACTAGCCAGCAGGATTAGGCGGGTACGGGTTCGCATCTTTAACTGCTTGCACTGCGGCTTCCCATGCGGCTTGGGTGTTTGTGCCGCGTTGCCATTCAAAAAATAGACCGTCTGATTGTGCTTCGTATTGTGTGCGGCGTGTTGTTTCTACTTGTGCATATTTATTTTCGTAGTCAACTGTTGGCCATTGTGCGTCTAGTTCGGCTTGTGTCGGTTTTGGTGTGCTATCTAACCAATCAAGACCTTCATATAAATCGCCTGTTAAAGACCACTGTTTACCAGAATATTTGTTTGTCAAAATAAGCGCGTAGTCAATCATGCTAATACCTCAATTAAAACTAATGAACCAAAACTGGAAACTGTTGTTGTGTCTGACCTTCGGAAAAAATAGATAGTTCCGCCGTTTGTGTAGGTTTGTATTTTGTAAGTTAAAGCAGATGTAGAAGCAGGGCTGTCTTGATAATTTATTGCCATTGCGTTTATTTCAAAAGCATTAGCAGCAACAAACATTGCGTTTGTTAGGGAAATGAAGCCGCCGCCACCTGGAATTGCTGTACCGTTTCGGTCAAGTTGACAACTAATAATCATGTTTGACGAGTTTGCGCTTACATTTGCCGTAAACATTACAAGTATTTTGCTGGTATTTGTTGTAGGCGTAATAGTTGCTGACAAGCCAGTGACATCAACATATGTGCCTGAACTTGTAGAAAAAGATGTGTTTGTTTGTGCAACAACTACTTGGGCAATTTTGCTTGCGCCGGGCCCGACAGTTTCCCATGCCGTACCGTTATATTGCTGCACGACATTCGTAGATTCAAGGTAACAAAGCTGGCCCTCTGCCAATGCTTTGTTACTGCCACCAAACGCTGCATCTCGAGTAACAGTTGTAGCAAAAACTGGCACGCCAGTTGCCGCACTAATGTTTTGTTGTGCTGCAGTAAGCACACTGTTTGCCACAAATAGTGGTACTGAGGTTTGCGCGTTTGCTCCCATAATTAGACTTTACCTTAACCGAGCGCGTTCGTGGTAGATAGCACACCAAACGTAATGTCATCAAGTATGAACTGATCAAGGATGACTGTTGGCGATGTCCACAAGGTCATGCGGTGGCCTGTGTTCATGTCAATGACGTGATCTATGCCCTCTACCGATAGGTCTTGGTTGACGCTTAACGGTGTGCCAGATGCAAACGTTTTAGTAATTGACACAGTTTGACCAATTTCTATAGGCGCTAACGCCGTTTTTTGGGCATCGGTAAGGCTGGCAAATGTGGTTGACACACTGGTAAAACGTGGGCGCGGAATTGGATAAAGCAAGTAACTAGCCAGTGTGGCAGCTTGCGCGTTGCTTGAGAGCAGGCTGTCTGTAATTGCCTCAGTTTGCGTAAAGTATTGTGCAATTGAGGCAGGGTTGTTGGCGTTTTGTAATGTGCCGCCAGACTCAATCGTTATGTCGGCATTGTTTACAACTGATTGCTGGTCAAACTCTACAAACACTGCGTCATACGGTGTGGCTGTGCCAGTGTCGTTAAATGTGGCTGTAGCCGGCTCAAGGGTTGTGCCAATGCGCGGTTGGGCGGTCAGCACGTTTGCTCGACTACAGAATATGCGGCCCTGTTCAGCCTGTTGTATGCGGTTTATGTAAGCGTTTACGTTTGTGCCACTAGGGATGGTGTAAGCGCCTAGCGTGGCTACAGGGCTAGCGGTAAGGGATGTAGCGCCCGTGTAGGTTGCAGCGCTTAAAACGGCTGTAATGCGCGCTGATGAGGTTTGGCTGGTAGTGGCGGTTTCAGGTAAAAAGCCTTGCGAAAGCACATAAGTGTTATCGGCAGCAAAAATGCTGTAAGTGGTCATTCCAGCCATGTTGTAAGTCTGGTTAAACGTAGTCACTACGCCTGTAAAAAGGTACTCACCGTTACGGCTTAGCCTGATTGGGCGCAATGGCGCTAGACCCGGTTGATCTGTCAACGTGTTGTAATAAACGCTAGATGTGTTTAACGGGTCATAGTCACGGTTGCCTACTGGCACGCTGATTGACACAGACATTGTGCCGGGCCCAAATACGTCTAACGGTTTGTGGCGGCCTCGATTAATAGTGATGTTTTGCACCACGTTAGTAATGTCGTTGTAGTCCTCGCCGTCACCGTCAAGTACGTCAGGGCCGTTTAACTGTGACTGGTCTAAATAAAATGCTTCACCGTCATAACCGCTAGACAACTCTAAAAGGTATGTGCCACCAGTAATTACAGTTGAGCCGGGCATGATCAGATCGTTGCAAAATTGACTGGGCCGTAAACCTGTTGGTATTGGGCTATTGCGTCAACAACAGACTTGCCAATTTCTGCGCTGGTAGAAATGCCACCAAAAATGTTAATGCTGAAACCGCCTTGCACGTCAACGCCACCGCCAAACTTGTTGCCGCTTGCACCTGCTTTATAGCCGGGCCCTTGACTGCCTTTAGAAATGCCACCGCCACCGCCACTAGACGATGGTGCTAAAGCCAATGGTGCTGACGGGCTAGGCATAGACGGCATACTTGCCAACACTTGACCTACACCGCCCTCACGCGCTGCACCAGACCCAACGGCCGCTGCACTACTACTGCCACTTGCGCGTGGCAAATTGACGTTAGTTGACAAAAGTGGAATGTCGTTAAACGGGTTAACCAAGTTGTATGCAGAAATAATGCTGTTTAACACTGTGTTAAAAGCGTTTACAAACACTTCCATAGTTGCCATAATTCCATTAAAAACATTATTAACAATGTTACGGAAACCCTCAAACTTTGTGTAAGCAATTGCTAGACCAGTTACAACAACTGCAATGCCTGTTGCAATTAAAGTAAATGGGTTTGCTGCCATTGCAAAGTTAACTGCCATAATTGCTAATGCGACCGTTGAAATTGTGCCAGCAATAGTTATAAATGCATCAGGGTTTTTTTGTGCCCAATCTGCAAACTTTTGCAAAAACGGCAACACCTTTTCCACGGCTGGCAACAAAGCCGCGCCGATTGACTCTTTAGTTTCGTCTAACGAGTTTTTTAGTATCTTAAAACGACCTGCAGCGGTATCTGCTGCGGTTGCGGCTGCACCACCAAACGTGCCGCCTAAGACATTCATCACCTCATCGAGTGTCGCGCCGTCTTTGATCATGGCTTTAATCTCTGGTGACAAGGCTTGTAGGCCTTTCATGTTGCCACCATACGCTTTTGCTAGCGCATCAGAAACCTCAGCAAGTGACTTGTTAGACCCAATAGCAATATCTTGCGCCAATGACAATGCCTCTGTTGCTGTTGCAATGTCTTTTGTGCCAGTCACAAGTACCGCAAGCGCTGGTCGTAACTCGCTGTCAGCCGTGCCGGTAGCCCTTGACATAGCGCTGATCATGTCCTCAGTCGCTTTGACCTGTTTCTCTGTAGCTCCAGTGACATTGCCTAAAGTCAATGCCAACTGTGCGGCTTGTGCTTCATCCTCTGCAGCTGCAGCCACCGCAGCACCAAGAGCCGCAGTGACTGCACCAAGCGCAGCAGCAGCAGGAATGGCAGCCTTTTTAATAGCAAACTGTGCTTTCTCACCAACAGTTTCTAATTGTTTAAATTGCTTAATGGCTTTGTCAATGCCCTTGCCGTCAAACTCTGAAATAATTGGAATAGACAGCATTACATTGCCTGTCTAACTGTGCGCGCTGTATCTAAAATCATCTTTTCCATTTCAGCCTCTACACCTCGCCGCGCTTTATACACGGCTGGCCCTATTAGTCGAGTGCGACCCGCGCCAACAAAACCTAACTGATCGCCTAAACGGTTTGCGTTAGCACGGCCTGCAGTCTCAAAGATTGCTGTTGCAGGGTCTTTTTGCTCAATCAGGATTACGCCTACAGCATTGCGCCGGGTGTCAATACGCAACTTGACACCGTTCTTGGCTTTAGCCACGCTAAACGGAAACAATTGGCGGCCTCGACTAGACCACTTGTATGCCATACCAGACAACGGCACTTGCGTGTAAACGTCTTTTGCAGCGTTAATTGCTGGCCGTGCAATCTCGTTGGCTTTTGTCCTGAAGTCTTTTTGCAGTTGCGGGTCAATTTTTTTGAGTGCGTTAATAGTTTCTTTTACGCCAGCCACCTGAATTGTTGTGTTGACTGTCATAGAAACTCACCTGTTCTTGTTGTTCTTTTCTATAACAC